GAATACACGCTGTCCTTCTTTGTTATCGTAGCTGCGTGATTGCAATCTTCCGTCAACACCGACTAGACTGCCTTTACTTAAGAAGTTGTTAACATTTTCTGCTTGTTTACGGAAAGTCACACAGTTAATAAAATCTGCCTGTTTTTCTCCCTGGTCGTTCGTAAACATGCGATTTACTGCTAATGTGAATGTTGCGACTGATACTCCTGATGTTGTGACTCTGAATTCTGGATTTTTTGTTAATCGCCCCGTAAGTACTACTCTGTTAATCATTTCATTTCCTCCATCATTTCATTAATTTGTTTAATCATTGAATCTGCAAAATCAAGAAACTGTACTCTGTCGACATCTTCCTCTGATGCCCTCACGTTATGCCTAGCAATAACGACCTGTACTTTTAATTCCTTAACTTTAGTCTTAAGCTGTCGCAGTTTCTGTTGGTCCATATTCCTCAATCCCCTTTCGAGTTTGTAACTCGTGGTCCTTTTGCGCTACTAGAACACGTAACTCTAATTCATTTGTTGCCCAGTCAATCATTCGTTGTGCATATCGTTCTGTACAGTTAAGGCGTCTCATGATTTGTTCTTTAGTCATGCTTGATCACCTCCGTAACATTTTCTAATGCAGAAACCATGCGACCAGCTATTTTACTTAGCACACGTTCTTTCATTTTCAACTCCTGCATTCTTTCGTTCGATACAACTACGAAGTTTTCATCATGAAGTAGCTTTGCGTATTCCTCAATTGCTTGTTCTTTCGATTGTTCTTTTTGTTGACCTTTAATTTGTACTAACTGCTCAAAATCCCATTTATAATCTTGCTTTTCGCTTTTTCTATCAACTAGCTTGTCGATTGTTCTTTTAAGAATATCTTCAACATACTGCATCGTTCTGTATTTAGGATGTAGAAATGTTGGTGTACCTAAACCAAACTTTTCATCCATTTCAATTTTCATAGGGGATAAATCAATAGCATGCGCGCAATCAAATCCGATGACACCATCATTCTCATAAGTGATCCCTCTATGAAAAACATTATCTATAATATCTCTTTCTTCATCATTTTTTGGATTGTAGTGCAGGTAGCCGCATAAATGCCCGAATGATTCATGTCTAACAATTTCATATCTGATACCTTTATAAATCTGACTTCTAAAATTACCTTCTTTTTTCACAAGTTCTTTCATTTCCTTGAGTTCCATTCGTTTCACTTCTCCTTTTGTATGTTTATTGCATTCTTCTGTCTGCACCATCTAATGTTAAAAACGTTGCACCATTGCATATTCTTGAATAAGCACGTTTCAGCATAAAATCTGATGGCATTTCATTAATGATGTCTAAGTTCGTTGTATAGATTGTATTCAAGCCTTGTCGCTTATTCGTGATCTCATACAACTTCTCACATGCCCAGTCTGTTTGCTTGTTTGCCCCTACATCATCCAGGACCAATAAATCTACTTCACTAACTAATCGCATGATTTTTTCTTCTGTATCATCATTCTTTTTGTTAAACGATGCTTTGATGAGTGATAAAAGCTCAACATTATCGATGAAAAGCACTGTATTACCTTTGTCTTTCAAATATCTAGCGATAGAAAATGCAAGGAATGACTTACCTGTTCCTGTATCACCCTGTATAACGATTGTTTTAGGATTTTGTTTACTGAACTCTTTACAGAAGTTAGATGCTACTTTATAAGCGTTATATATCTCAGGACTTGCTTTTTCGAGATCGATATCATTATTTTTGAATGACGCCTTTTTCAGATCCGGATTAATCAACGATTGATTGAAGTAATAGTTAATCTTTCTTTGCTGCATTCGTTTCTTATCTGCTCTTACTAACTCTCTAAGGTGACAGTCACATTTGATTACTAGCTCACGTGTTCCATCATCATTTACTTTATATGTGTTCTTTGTACCGCATTTATCACATGTTTCCTCTTCGATTTCTGGGATACCTCGATTTGCTACTGCTTTCATAAGTTCACTATTCAGTAATGATTTCAACATCTTCACCGCCTAACATCTGTCTCATGTTTCTTTCGTTACGTTCCTTAAGCCTTGCGATTTCTTCAGGTGAGCGTTTTGTCGTCTGCACATTAGGTTTAACTTGGTTGTTATCTTTAGTCTGTCTAGCAATTTCATTAGCATCTATTTCAGCTATTGTCTTAAACCCCTTGTTATGCCAGTTTCTTAATATGCCATTCACATATTTATAGTTTTTAATACCTGCTTCAATACCTACATCTAATGCTTTGCTGACGATAGAGTCACCTTCATCTCCGAAATCATCTATCCAAGCAAATAACTTCTGCATCGTAATTGGATCGAGGTAGCCATAACCACCATTTTCGAAGATATCGAATGACGAAGGACGAGTTGTTTCTCTCTCTGTCTTCTCTTTCTCTAAATCTATCTCTTTCTCTTTCTCTATCTCTGTGTGCCCTAAGTGTGACAGAGATGGGACATTGTCCCGACTTTGTCCTATTTTGTTACTTTGTCGTTGTCTTTGCTTCCTTTTTCTACGAGCTTCTTCTGTCTCACTACCTATCATTGAAGCTATATTAGTAAGTTCGAATTCATCTTGATGTTCTGTATCAAAAGCGATTAAGCCTTTCTTTTGTAAGAACTGCATAGTTACCTGTACATTCTCAACTGATTCATCGATCTCTAAAGCGACTTCTTCAGAAAATTCATCTGTCAAACCGTCAAAGTAAATTTTTCCGTCATTTTTTAAGCTGAGTAATAATAACTTAAGATATATGATTGTGTAGGTATCTCCCCCAGCAATCTTTCTCAGCAGTTTTATTTCTTTTTGATTGAAAAAGTCTTCTTTCAGTTTCAACCAAAAGTACCTTTTTGTCTTAGCCATAACTTACTCCTTTCTAAAAGAATGGAGGGTCTTACCCCTCCGTATTTTCATCTGTGATATCCAGCAATTCATAGTCTGGTGCTTCAAGCATCGTGTCATCAGGTGTGACGTCTTTAATCTTGCTGATATCCTTACCTGTACCTTCGTCATAAGCAACTTGTTGCTGCACTTCTACGCTAATCGGCAAATACTTCCACATATGACGAACAACAGTTTTCTTGGCCATCTCTTCATAATCTGATGTCCAAGGACTGAATTTAGAGTTTGCAGCTTTACTTCTACCTTTACGCTTTTCAATGTCTGCTTTACTCATAAACTCAAACTGATACCCTCCATCTTTAAAATGTGCAACTGCATATGCTCCAACAAATTCACCTTTGTCTGCATTCATAGTTGGTTTGTGAACTAACTTGCTTTCTAATCCCAGTTCATAATCAAATTCATCGTTACTATATACTGCATGTGCATAGATTGATTTGATATGACCGCTTCTTCGTGCTAGATCAATCATTCCTTTATATCCGATAATGAACTGAACTTCTTTGATTCCTTTATTTTTATTGTTGAAAGGTAGTAAGTAGCAATGTCCCATCAATCCAGGCTCTAGTCCAAGTTGTGCTGCTTGCATCACTGCTCCAAGTAAACTTCCTACATCTGCATCTTTTAATGCAGGAGTCGTTCTGATTGTAGTCATTGCTAAACGTGTTAAACGATCAATATCCATATGCTTTGGTCAAGCTTGTGCCATTGCCGGTGCCATCTTCTTCATGTAATCCTCAATCGTCTGAGGTTTCGGTTGATTTGCCACTTGATTTTGTTGTGTAGTTTGTACCTGTTGTTTTAATGATTCAGTAGTTGCCATAATTATTACGCTCCTTTGATTTGTTTGATTTTTAATATTCTAGTTTCTGTTTCTTTGTAATAAGGGTCTAACTGTTCTCCATAAATTTCTCGAATCTTCTTGGTATCCAAAGTCTTTCTTACTTGTGGTTTCCAGGTAACCTGATATCCACTTGTTTTACCTGCTAAGTTGTTGCCTAGTATGTGTTTTATTTTGTTTTCATACTGCGTTTTAAGTTCTTTAAGTTCCTTTTCTTCTTGCTTAACTTGTTCTAATGCAGTTAATAATGTTTCAACATCATCACTTAACTGAACTTCGTTTTCATCGATATCTTTATACATATGATTCAAGAAATCTTTAGTTGCATCACTTCCATCTATTTCAGGAATAACGCCTGCAAGAACGTTGTTATACCAGAAGTCCTTTTCAGCATTGATGATAATTTCAATTAATTCATCGTCACGCGGCACTTCCTTCCAAATGAACTGATTACCACCACATAAAACTGCGATATACGCTTTTTCATATCCTGTAACTGCCATGTAGTGCTGAATCTGACAAAGATACGATGCTGGTATCTCGTCATCCTTCCATTGATCGATATTGTATTGCGAAGTAGTCTTACATTCGAGCAATGCCTTTTCTCCTACTATTACTCTGTCTAGGTTTGCTAACATAAATTCATGTTCAGGATGTCTTAACATTTTGTTGTTTTTTCTGACTTTCTTACCTGTCCTTGTTTCAAATTCTTTAGCTACAACATCTTCAAGGACGTTCCCCCAATATATAAACTCGTTGTCAACTTGTTGCTTTAATTCTGGATTTACCTTCTCGAAGAATAGTTGCGTTTTAGATTTCCACTTATTCACTCCAAGAATAGTTCCGGCATCACTTCCACCGATACCTGACTGTCTAGCTTTCAGCCATTCTTCATGAGACATGTCCTTTGTGCTTAAAACCTCTGCCATGTTATTTCCTCCTTCATCTTTATGTGCTATAATGAATTAGAGTTGTTTTCTGATGCGCGTATCCTTGATATGCGCTTTTTTATGTGTTAAACTCTCGATCACGATAAACATCTTCTTGATGATTTAAGTTCCAATTCAAATTATCTTCATCCTCTTCTTCGCTACAATACAATCTTTCCAAGTACTCAAGCTCTGATAAGTTATCCTGCATTTCTATCACCTCCTACAGTGACTACTTCTGTAAAATAAGCAACTCCACAATCACTTTCTAACTCCCACTCAACATCACAATGCGGTCCGTATTCTTTTATCAATCTGTAGTACTCATCAAGCGTGAAAAATGCTCTTCCAACTTTAACGAATTCTACCTGCCTACAGTAAGGTAACTTCATGCAGTTTCCTCGCTTTCAAATTCAATTACAGGAATGATATCTCTGCGTTTCAAGAATTCGTAAAGGAATAAACGACCTTTCTGTGTCCATTTCGTATGCATTCTCACTGAAATACTTCCATCCTTATGCGTAATCTCAGTTGTTTCTGAATGCGTATAGCCTTTTGCGTGATGATTTGAGTAAAGTAGCCATTGTCCTGACTGTTTGTATTGAATTTTGAATCGTTGTAGAAGCTTATTCATCTCCTGAGCTGACATACCGTAATCTTTTGCGATCTGACCTATAGTGACCAAGCTCTTACTTTTAAGAATTGTGTCTACATAATTAGCTTTCGGTTTTAATTCTCCAATTTGTTGTTTCTGCATCGTGTTCTCTAGATGTAATTTCTCGTTCTCTTCCACTTGTTCAACTAACTGCAATAATGCTTCTTTGTATGTTCCAGGCAATCTGTTTTGTAATGCTTTCTCCATTTCATTGAATCTATTGATATATGCCATTTTGAAATCGTTGTGACCTTGAATGTTGAACATGTATAAGATGAAACCGTCTTTAGTTAATAAATATTCTGATTGAGTTCTTCCACGACTATCTTTGTAATCTGACTTAAAAATTAATGCGTCCACATTTGGACTCATTAAAATTTTGTCCAAATCTCTTTTAACATGTTGATGTTGTCTACCTAACTCTTCGGCAACTGTCCTGCTGCTTACAACTGGTCCTAGTTCTGAATTATTCTCAATCTTGATTAGTGTGTTCATTTACTTCATCCTTTCTGATTAGTTTATTAAAGAACGTTCCTAGAATGATTGAATATTTAATACTATCCATCCATCTATCTCACCTCCTTTAAATCTTTGTAAGTTGAAAGTAAAAGGAATGATGAAAGTTGAATGATGATCGTTAACCCTAGTCTTGGTGCTGGTTGCATTTGAAACCCTAGCGCTAGGAATAACACCACTAAGCATGCGAAAAATGTACAAAGTAGATAAAGTGATGCATAAGATAACTTCGCTAAATACTTCATGTCACTTCCTCCTTCCGTTAATCCATTCGATTAAGTTTGCTGTGCTGTAACGTGACGAGATTCCTTCAATACGAACGAACTGAAAATCATCTCGTTTTCTTATTTCATTGAATACTCCAGCGCTACAACCTATAAGATCCATAGCTTCTTCTCTAGAAACTGTTGGATGGTATTTCTTAGTCAGTTTGTCCTCAAGCTGTTCTGCGATTACATCTGTTAAATTGTTAATAACTTCTGGTGCAAACATGGAATCACCTCTACTCTTTCTTTCGGCATCTGCTTACATGCTTAAGTCATCGCAATGATCTTTAGATGTATTATGACGTGGCTCATATCATCGCCTACTCTCGCTCTTTAAACATCTAAGCAGATGCCGAATTCGTTATTAAATTCTGCGTTGCATTTTGTAACGCTGATTTCTTGTTTTGGATAATTCTTGTGGATTCAATTGGTAATCTATAATGATTTTGTCGATTAGTGCCTGCGCTTCAAAAATCACATCTTGCGTTTCACTAGCGATACGCCTTACATTTTCAATGTCTTCTTGACTGCAATATTCAGGGCGTTTATCAATACGATAGAGATTGAGAACATCAATTACTTCTCGTATTTCATTAAGCATCCTCTCTTTTATACATATACGGTGGTCATCAAATACAACTTCTGATGGTGCAGGTGTCGTGTATCCATTCGAGAATTCGTATGACATTTCTTTGATTAGAATTGGATCATCACTTCTTTCGTAACTTGTCATTAAGATTTCGGATGAGATATTACGACGTCCCTTCTCGATATTGCAGATATTTGGTTTAGTAGTAAGTAACATGTCTGCTACTTGTGATTGAGTTCTACGAGTTCTTTGTCTATGTCTCTGTAAACTTGTTTTCATAATTGTTTTCTCCTTGAATATTTTTTAGTCTTTATTGTTTACGTGGTTATGGTCTATACTTTAGTTACGGTGTTGGTCACACCGTACAATTACATTTGGTCGTGTAATTGATGGTTTATAAGGCTGACTGAGTTTGGTCGCTCAGTCGGTCATTATTTTCCACATTAATTACCTTTTTGGTAACTGATGGGTCAAAAAAAATATCATTATATGACAAATTTAATATTGCTGATATCTTTGAAATATCATTTGCTGAAAATTGTCTTAGTCCAGCTTCTTTTTTGTAGTAACCTTGGTAACTTGCAAAACCCATTCTTTTAGACATTTCTTCAATTGATATCCCTAAATCTTCTCTAACTGTTTTAATTTTATTTACATTAACTAATTGGTAGACCATTAAATTCACCTCACTTTCCGTATCGGTAACTTTATAATATATTACCATTTAGGTAATGTCAACTGTTTTAATTACCAAAAAGGAAATTTATTTTATTTTCCGATATGGTAACATGAAGATAGAAGATAGGAGTGGTAATATGGCAGGGAGCTTAGGAAAGAGAATAAAAACTAATCGAATAAAAAAAGGTTATTCTCAGAAAGAATTCGCTGATATAATCGGTGTTTCGAATGTTGTCTTATCAAGATACGAAAGTGACGTTCGTTCACCT